ACACAGGACAAGATAAGTAAGGATAAATTAGAGTTAAGTAAGGAAAGTATAGTGGAGGATAAGTCAGATGATAAGTGCACAATGTGCGCACAATGTGACGGAGAGATAAGTGCCGATTTAGATTCGCAAGGAGATATGGAATACTCTACTCCGCAAGCGGAGGTTGTGTCGGTCAACTGCCCTTATGCAAAAATCAAAGAGCTTTATCACTCTATCTGTATATCGTTCCCCAGAATAAAAGATATTACCGGCAACAGAAAGAAAGCAATAGCTGCAAGATGGAGAACTCACAAGAATTTGGAAATCTTTCAGGAACTATTCACAATCGCAGAGTCTTCTCCATTTCTCAAAGGAGAAAATGACCGTAATTGGTCTGCTGACTTCGACTGGATGATGAAGCCGACAAACTTTTCAAAGATACTGGAGCATAAATATGATGACCGTTCTGCAGGAGAAACAAAATTGACCGGAGCTCTCGGAATTCTCGCACAAATGTATGATGAAGCGAAAGAAAGGGAGGGAGATGAAAATGACAGAAACGGAAACACTTAGAGTTGTAACCATTATTGTAATGAGTTATCCATCTAATGACAAGTTTAAGGATGAAACCACGCTTAATGGTATGGTTGCAGTGTGGAAAACCATTTTTAAGGACGATAATGCGCAGTTGGTGGAAATGGCAGTACAAAAACACATATCCATCAACAAATGGCCTCCAAGCATAGCGGAGATAAGAGAACAAATGATAAATCTCACGCGCCCAGATATTATTCCTCCCGATATTGCTTGGACGGCGGTCAGCGACTTACTCCACGCAAAGGGCGAATACGGACACTTTGATTTATATGAGGTGTTACCCAAGCTGGTGGCAAGAGTTGTTGAGACAATCGGATGGAGCAATCTTTATAATATGCATTGCGGCAGACACAGAGGAAATAAAGACGGTATGGACCGTGTTGCGTTTATGGATTTATACAAGCCCGCTTACGAGCGAGAGCGTGAGCAGGCAATGCTCCCCGAAAGAATACGAAATGTATGCGAAAAAAAGAGACAAGAAATCGGCGGAGAGAGCTTGAGATTAATAGAAAAAGCTCACGAAGAGCGTGTAAAACACGACGAATATTGGGATAGTATCACCAGGAGAAATTATTTAAACGCTCTGGAAAAACACGAAACAAAACTATTAGGAGGTAATTCTGATGAAGAGTAAAAAGAGAAAAATTCCAATGAGAGTTAGGAGAAGAATTTTCTACGCGGTATGTATTTCGATTGTATGTGTGATTCTCCTCGCCTGCGTGAATGGTTGCGACAAAGAAACAGAACCGGTGCAGGTAGCAGCTGCAGATACCAAGTCGGAGCTTGTAACCGAAGCTCCCGAAAAGGTCAGCAGATATGCAGAGATACATATTGAAGAATTAGAAATTGACAAAATGGCGGCTATTATCTACCTTGAAGCTCGAAGCCAAAGCGCCAAAGGTCAGCAGGCCGTAGCGGAGGTTATATTAAACCGTGTATTGCATGACGGTTTTCCTGATTCTGTATCGGAAGTAATACACGAGGGCGAAAGAAAAGGTGTTTTGCAGTTTACAACCGTAAAATACCTTGATGAAGCAAAGCCGACAGAGGTACAATACAAAGCCATCAATGCAGCATTGTATGGCGAGCCAGTTCTTCCCTTAGATGTGGTGTTCTTCTCCTGAAATGGTGAAAATGATAATGTGTGGGGCAAAATAGACGACCATATATTCTGTTACGCATATAAATGGGAGCAAGTGTAGCTTTTAATGATACCATTTTCAAGAGTTGCAACAGGTGTAAACGAGAATGTTTGATACAATCAATAAAGAAACCTGTTCGCAATCTTAAACGGCTTTAAGGGCAAAAATAAAGCCATTTGATGTAGGCTCTACAAAAATACAACTTTGATTCAAATAAAAATGGTGTGTAAGCCCATTACACACCACCACGCAGACCTTAGACATAACCATCCGATTTACTGCGTTCACAAAATCTATTAAATAAATTATAACGCAGTGAGGAGGAATTGTCAAGATGTCTGAACTATCAAATGAGGAGCTTGCCATGCGAATAGCTGCTGGCGAAAAGAATTTAACATTACAACTATGGAAACAAATAGAAAATTTTGTTAAAGCACAGGCTATAAAATATTATGTGTGTTGTGATATAGATGGAACCGCCAGATTTGAAGTTGATGATCTAATTCAAGAAGCATATTTTGCATTAATACAAGCAATTGAATATTTCCCTAAAACTGATGGACAGTGTAAATTTTCTACATATTTTTCCCGTTGTCTCAAAGGAAAATTTTGTGAGGTTAGAAAAGGAAGATATGCATCACAAATGAATGATGCTTTTAGAAATTCCAAGTCATTAGATGTATTTATTTCTGATGACAGTGACGAAACCTTTCTTGATATGCTTGAATCAGATGAAAGTGTGGAAGAGGTTGTTACAAATTCCATATATGATCAATCCCTTCATGCTGCTGTGGAACAGGCTTTAAAACGCTTGTCTGAACAAGAAGAAAAAGTTATAAGAGGTATATATTATGACGGATTTTCTGCTAACGAATTGGCGAGAAGCAAAAAATGTACAAAGCAAAGTATTTTATATATGAAAAACAAAGCTTTAGAAAAGTTATACAACGAGCGCAATGAAAACGGATTGGGCAATTTTCTCGAAGAACATACCAACTATCATCAAACTGTAAGCCTTCAGTATTTTAAAAATACCGGTATAAGTTCCGTAGAAAAAATCGTTCTCAAGCGTGAAGCTCTAACCAATAAATATCTAAAGAAACACTTTAAGGCACTGAAAGGAACTGGAAATGAAAAAACTGACAAATAGCGAATTGCTCAAATAAAGAGAATGCAATGAAAAAATCAGGCAGTTAGAAGAGACACTTTCCGGAATTTATGAGTTTCGCGAGTGTGTATTACAAAAAACACCTAAAAGTCATCTAATAGAAATTTTAGAATTAATTATTGCTTCAATAAAGAATGAGATCCGTACCTACAAAACGATTGTTACGCCTTGGTCGGAATCAATAATATATACATTAAACTTAATAAAAGACGACTTAAGCCGAAAAGCAGCCTTTCTATACTATACCAAAGGGGAAACCTGGCTGGAAATTAAAAAAATACTTAAAGTACCACATACAATGAGCGGACTGAGAAGAAGAGTCGCTAATGATATGAATAGGTATATTTACGGAGAGGATAAGTCTATCGAAAAGTCCTTTAGTGAGAAATTGATATATATTCATAATATCAATCATGATTTACAGGAAGGATATCAGGCAATCGAAACAATAAATGCATTTCTAAAACAAGAGCATTCCGAAGGTTTTGATGATTACACCCTAAAAAATATCAAATTAGAACTTGAAAGTATTAAAGAGACGGTATCAAATCTTGAGCAATATTCAATTAAAGAAAAAGGATATATAGAAGAGAAAATATCTCAAATCTCTGATATAACTGCAAAAACAGCTGCATTCCTATATTATTTGGGTGGAATGCAATGGCAAGAAATTGCAGCTATTATGAGATATCCAACCGGTAGAAATAATATTAGCAGTCGTGTAAGGCGATATTTAGAGGGTATTGGCTCGTAATATAATATCCTTTCACACAAACAAAACATTACGATTTAAAATCCGCAGTAGTAAGGTTAAGATAGCTATTGGCGTGTACCTCCACAGCCTACATTCTGGCGCCACTGATATAGCTATCTACTTATGAAACGGTTTTTAGATAAATATATTTACAGATTGGAGCTGATTAAAATGACATAAACACACTTAATAGGTGGAGGATGCTGCCAAGAAATAGCAACGATTATTAATTAAAAACTGTGCGCCATAATATTCCTCTGTGTGCAAATCAGTTGCTATATTTATCGCGGCATCTTCCTCCATTTTTTATAAAACACTCCCGGTAAGAAATCAGGACTATATTTATAAAACAGAAAGGAAATTTTTATGGAAAGAATAGAGAGTTTATTTTCAAAAATCAACAATTTGACACGAGAGCTAAAATCTTATATCGAGACCTTGAAAAAAAGTAATGAAGATTTATGTTGCGAGGTTGACAAGGCAAGCAAGGCATATTTTGCTGATATTGAAATTCGTAAGAATAATATCAATAATCAAATAAAAGCTCTTGAAATGCAGAAAGACGTAACCTTTGCAAGTATTGAAGGTATTCGCCCACTCCTTATGGAAGCAACGGCATCAGGCAATGTGGAAAGAATCAAAGAACTCCAGAGCAAAATGACGGAGTTGAAAGCAAACGAAGCGGCGCTTGATGCTCAAATAGAGTTTCTTTACACAACACCGATTCCTGGCAATAACGAACTGTTTGAAATTGCAAAGGGATTGAATGACACTCTTGAAGCAAATGGTCAGGGTTATCATAGTATTTGTAAAAAGACTTCTGTTCTGGCAAAAGAGCAAGTAGAAATTTGGCAGGAAATACAGAAAAAAACTGAAACAACATGGTATAGCCCTGTTGTTGGGTTTAGAGAACAGAACACCGGTAAACATTCAAGAGAGTTTGAATTGGTATCTGAATATCATTTTGGGAAAGGCAAGTGCATTGATAGGCCTCGAGCAGCCAATTCCACTGGTGATAACTCCCCCTATAGCGTGCAGTCTCCGTCAAACACTTTGATTTGGGGAGAACCAGATTATACAGAGAAACAAAAAGCAGAAGGTCCGAGAATGGACTAATAACAGAATTTATACAGAAAGGATGTTAAATATGAGCGAAAAAATCAAAAATGACATTATAAACGAAGAAGAATTAAATATGGCAGAAAACGAGGCAAAAAGCAGCACAAACGAATATGTACATAAATTCGAGAAGCCCTTTACCTATGAGGATAAAACCTATGAAGAGCTTACTTTTGATTGGAGTAAATTGTCCGGTAACGATTACTTGTCTATAGAAAACGAAATGTCCTCTATCGGAAAAGTCCTTGTTACTCCTGAATTTTCGGGAGAGTTTATTGTGCGTATGGCAGCAAAAGCGTGTACTGAAAAAATTGGCTCTGATGTCCTC